TTCTTCAGGGTGCGACGCATCACAGTGTCACGAGCGATACAAGCCGACTCGTAAGCTTTGAACAGTTCGCCGCTAAAGATTTTCAGGTAAGTAGCGTACTTGGTATCATAAGCGGTACCAAGAGCAAGGGGGGTACTAGAAGTTTGGTTAATAGTACCCAGAGAGGTAACGAGAGCGTTAGCCATTGTTAGGTAAGAGAGAAAGTTGAAAAGGACTTGCTCTCAGATCTGAGAAATTTTTTCGCGCTATTTTTAAAAGGTGTCGTCTCTCCGACTGTCAATGGCTAAAGGGTGTCCTCCGTAGAGGGCCAATAGCCAACAGGAGCCAGGTCCGACTCTGAGGTGCCTGACTCCACTTCCTTCCATGCCCACGAGGCCAGCCTTGGGCCAAACCAAGAGCGTGGATAATTTCGCCGTTACTAAGCCACGGGCGCGGGCTTTGTGTTCACTTTTTTTTCTTGGCTGTCTTAGCTGCCTTCTTGAATTGAGCAGCTGTAGGAGCCCCAGGTGTTCCAGGCTTACGCATGGTCTCACCGCTACCTTTGGCAATACGCTCACGCTTGGCGTGAATGTTTGCATAAAGACCCGGTTTAGCCATGTCAGCAGCCCTTCTTACCGCCGCCACCTTTACCGCCTTTGCCCTTCATAATCAGGACCAAGCAGCAAGAGTGCTGGCTTGAACCTTCGTGCCACGGGGGCTCAGTTCAGTCAGCGTTTGGCCAGACGGATAAGCACGCTGGAAGCCATCAGCCGCAGCAGTGTTGGTCACATACTGAGTCGTGATACCAGACGTGGTAGCCAGATTTTTAGGATCGTAGGGAGTAGCTTTTGCCATCAGTTTAATCGTTTAAGAGTTACTTCTCCCACCCCCTCACTCAACAGTCCAATGCGCTGAGCTGCTGCCTTGCTGAGGTCAATGGATCGACCATGGACAAACGGTCCACGATCATTGATCCTGACAACAGCACAACGGCCAGTGCGCCTACTGCAGACCTGCACCCTTGTTCCAAATGGAAGCGATGGGTGAGCTGCAGTCATTGAATTCATGTTGTACGTCTCACCATTAGCAGTGGTCCTCCCGTGATAGGGATGGCCATACCAAGAGGCGAGAGCAGCGAAGGTCAGTGTGAATAAAGTCATTGAATCAAGGCAAGGGACTTTTATATTGCTTACTCTTCTACTTCCATTAATTAAGCATTCTTGAGGAAACCAGGAAGCTCTTGGCCACCTTTGTTCTTAAGCTTCCGTTCCTGCAGACGCCTGAGCATTTCAGGAGTTGCATTGGGAATACCCTGATAGCTTTGGCCACCAGGGATATACGGTTGATTCAGATCAAAGCTTTTACCTTGAGCAATTTTGAGATTCTGTTTCCCCTTGCCTTTAGCAAGTCGGGCCATTAGAAATCAAGGTTGGAGCGTTCAAGTTTGTTAAACACGTCCTGCCTATAAGCAGGGTCAGAGTCGTAGCGAGGATCGTTCATTGCACGAACAACCTCTGCTTGACTACGGAAGGCATCTGCAGCCTGTGCAGGCTTGCCCTGGATCATGTTGCCTTCAAAGCCCATTGAATCGGTATACCGGTAGTAAAGAGCTTGAAGGGCAAGACCAATCGAAGCCATGTTTCCAGACTCAATGACAGCATCAAAAGCTTCCACCTCAGCAGGCGAGAAGTTCTCCGCTGCCCAGGTAGTGAGTTGCTGGTAAGCAGCTTCACCACCAACGCTGTTCTGGATCTGATTGACTTGAGAGTCGCTAAGCTCAACAGCTTGAGCAGGCTCCTCTGATTCAGGCAGTTGTTGCTGCAGGCGCATGTAGGCCTCTACCAATTCGGTAGAGGACATCTGCGAAAAGGCAGCTAGCGTCTCCTCACTGAGAGTACCCGTTTCGGTGTACTCAGCAGAGGCATCAAACAGAAAGTCCACGTAGGGATCTTCCGTCTCTTCTTCGTCTGTCTGGTCTTCGTCAGACTGTTCTTCTTGGTTGGTGGATTCGTCTTGATCCTTAGAGCCAAACTTCTTTTGAAGTTCAATGTAAGCTTGCTCTAGCTCTTCAGCATTACGGTATTTGCCAGCGAGCAGAGCTTGTTGCTCTTGCTCCATCTGTTCGCCAATAGCGTAAGCGTCAGCATCACTGGCTTCCTGAGCTTCAATAGCTTCAGGGTCAGTGCTGGGATCATACGTCAGATTGATTGCCATAGTTAGTAATAGTTTTCAAGCCGCCAAGACCAACTCGTTCAACACGATTAGGGACACCCACGATGGGGCGACCAATCTTGTCTTTGGGGGCGTACTTGTTGGTATCAAAGGAAGTGGGTTTTGCATAACCTGACTCATCAGGCAGGGGCTGCTTCTCCACCTTGGGCTTGTTGTGGGGTACCCTCTGTGGGCGGGACGGCTTGGTATCCAAGGGCATTGTTAATAACTTCAGATGCTTGCGGGTTCTTGGTGGGGTCAGCAATAGGCGAAGACAGCATCTGACCTGCTTGCTTGGTCAGCTCCATACCTTGCTGAACCTGCATGTTCTGCTGCATCTCGGACTTCTGTTGATCAACACTCTTGACGAGGTTGAGAACATCAATACCTTGTGCAGCAGCAAGACGTTTGATGGCCTCATCAGGATTGATGAAACGCATCATTGCCTCAGGCCCAATGGTTTGAGCGATGGTAGTAATGAAAGTCGTCAACGACTCCCGATCCTGACCACGACCCAAAGCATTGATACCTGCAACGATGGTTGGCTTGACCAGATCCTTAGGGATGCGGGGAAGCTCACCAGAACGTTGAAGAACCAGCAGTTTGCGGTTGAGATAAGGGATAAGAAATTCAGCAGTCAGCAGACTGAACAGTCCACCCAGCTGCTGCTCCAGTTCAAGTTGAGTGAGGCGAACCTCTTCAGCGGTTGTGCGTTCGCTTTGACGAACCGACAACACAAGGAAGGCTTCAGAGAGACGACGCTCAAGGGTGGCCATCATGTTGGCAGCCGTAGCAAAGTCTGCGGTCTTACCAACTTGGATCACACCAATGTCATCAGGTCGCCCTTGAACGATGGCACCGTTGCCTGCCTGGGCGATTGTCTGGGGTTTGGTCGTGCTTGAGGGTGATACCACGAAGACGACCTTTGCAGCTGCTGCAGAACCTTCTGTGAGGGCCTGAGCAAGTGCTTCAAGAGAGCGGAAGTCACCAAGGAATTCCTCCACCCTGCCCCGTCCATAGTTCTCACCATCAACGGTGTTGAACCTCAGGACCAGGAACGGGCTGGCTTCTTTGGGAGCCTTGCCTTCGGTACCAGGGATGCGCTTATCAAACGCTTCCTGATGCCAAAGCCAACGGTTGTTGTCAAGACGAACATGGGTGTAGACCTCAACATCACCATCAGTCATGGTTCCATTGCCACCAATATCACCAGGGTGATTGGGCTTGGGGTCCATGTCTAGAAAGTTCTGAGGCAGGAGACTGCGATTAATCAGCTCCTTAGTAACAATCTCAATGACGTTACCACTGCCATCTCGTTCAACGACATACCGGTTCAATGGATAGTGCTTGAGCCCATCCTTGCCCATGTACAGCAGGGCGTTACCACCAACAACCAAATGCTTGATAGCTTGGTGAACAGTAACTCGATCACTAGAAGCAGCAATCGAATCCATCACCATCCGTTCAAGCTTGGCAAAGCTCAGGTCAAGTTCAGAGCGGATCTCAGCAGGCAGGTCAGTGCCCAGCTTGTCATCACGAACTTGAAACTTGAAGAAGGTGGTTTGCGGAGGGAGCAATGACAGCATGAGTTTTGCTGCCAAGGTCACCACACACTTTGCACCTACGGATTGCCAAGGTGTTGGGAGTTTTTGCCAGGATGTACGACCCTCATCATTTTGGATGAGGTAAGGAAGGGTCAACCTAGAGCATTGAACCGCAACGTCGAGAAACTGAGCACGGTTGCGTGTCAGTTGATCGTACCTAGATCGTGCGGTCATTTAATCAACCAATGTTTACGTTGCTATTGGAACTAGAGCCACCAGTGTTCAAAGGAATACGGAGAGCCGCAATACCCTTGTTGATACCTTGAGTGGACTTACGCTTGGACATAGAACTCTTCACACCACCAGTGGT